ATGGTAGTGTGAAAATGAATGTGGCCGGAGACTTTGACTTAAATGTAGGGGGTAATTTTAACCTTGCTACCGGAGGGGATAAAATCGAGAACATCAAAGGTGGATATCGCCAGCATGTTACAAAGAATAAAGAATTAACCACGATTAAAAATGTTACTGAATATATTTCTGGGAGTAATTCGTTAACTACCCTAGGTAATAATACTATTATCACGAAAGGAAGTAGTAGTGAATATTCGCAGGGAGACAAAGAGATATTTGTGGGTTTTAAAAGTGATGATGATGGCACTGGTACTAATACTGGCGTTCTAAAAATTACAGGGACAGATGAAGTCTTCATTGCCTCTGACAATATTAATATATTGGCCAATGATTTAACCGCTACCGGTAATACTGGAGATATAGGCGGAGAGAACGTGGTAATGCATAATTATAGTATGTACACCGGACACCATGTGAATATTGGAGAAACGCTAACGGTCCCCACTATTCGTAATGATACCCAGGTAACGACAGGCCATATGAATATACCAGTTGTATATGGTGATTTACAGGGTACGGCGCATCAATGTATTACTGCAGACATCACAAATTCCCAGAATTATGCTGACCCATCCTCTCCAGGTGGAGGAGTTGGTGCACCGACTGGGTATACAGTAACTCAGGATAATACCGCTGATGTGGCAGTTGATCCATTTACCCGGACAAGGGTAGATGAAGAAGAGGCTGACGAGTATTTACACAAGGGTGATAGGGGTACCCGTAATGTCCAGATTGATGTAAGTGGAGATCTGAAAAATTCGATTGACAAAACGGTCCCTTATGGTGGGTTAAGTAGCAGGAAGCTTACAACACCCGAGGTCAGGAGTAAAATGAGAGATCCGCAGAATATTCGTAATGAATCTTTTATTGGGTCCCAATCAACTGCGGGTAAACTGGCGGCTTTATGGGCAAATAAGGTTCCTGAGAAAACAGGCCGTGTTGTATCGATTAAAGATACAAAAATACGTGGACAAAATTCGTTCCCTAATGCGAAAGGCGCCGGCACAAAAACGGTGACAAAGTAATGGCAATATTCGCAGTAGATCCAGCATACAATCCGGAGAGGGCGGGAAAAATTACTCCCCAGACTAAGCTTGCCCCGGGTATTACTGTTGCAAAATTTTTAGGAGGGTATGGGTCCTCTACAAACATGAACCATATTACTGATAATACCGAGAGGTTGAATCTTGCAAAGAACTATTCGATTCATGCCAGTATTATGAGGCGAGTCATTAAAAATCAGGGTGAGTTTAATAATCACCGTATGATTGTGGCCGAAGGGTTATACGTCCCTGCTCCTGACGAAAAACTGACAACTAACTCGATTGCAGATTTAAAGTCCAAGGGGCGCGCGGTCGTCTATGAGCTCCGGGGGGCCGACGGCCTCATCTCACTTCAGAAGACCTTTGATTTAGCGAAATATCTTAAGGATAATGAAAAATTCGAGAAGATTACACTCGCATATGATACTTTTAATCCAGATGAATCACTCACTGCACAACTCATTATTACAACACCGATTATTTCGAGCGGCTGGAATGTAAGATATAAAAATGAAATCGATACGACGTTCAATGAAAACGTTCAGGTGACTGGTGAATTTATGGAACAAACTATATAAATAGAATAACAAACTAGGAAGAGATATGGCAAAAGCGTTTTCAATCGAAGATGGTAATCTAAATGGATCGACCATTACACAGGCACAGGCTCGTGTATATAGTGATATCGATCTTACGTTTACGAATCGTCCTGCCGGTGATCTTTATAAAAAGAAAAATGTTGCCGCGGTCAAACAGGCAGTAAAGAATCTACTGTTAACTGGAAGAAGCGAAAAACCTTTTCAGCCAAACTTTGGTGGAGATTTAGGTGTTGCTCTTTTTGAATTAGATACTGATTATCAGCCACATGACATTGGCCAACAGATTGCTGCTACGATCGAGAGATATGAACCAAGAGCAAGAGTATTAAATATCAATTTTGTCTCGAATCCAGAGCGTAACGAAATTCGTGCAACCATTACCTTCGAGGTAGTAAATGTCGGAGAGACAGTATCACTAGACGTAAACTTAGCGAGGCTTAGATAAATGGCTACTACAATTAAATCGGCTGATCTTGATTTTCAGAATATTAAGGGCAGGTTGAAAGAATATTTTAAGGCGCAACCTGAATATGCAGATTATGATTTTGATGCCTCGGGTCTGTCAAATGTCCTCGACGTATTAGCATACAATACCCATATTAATGGACTTACCGCAAACTTTGCATTGAACGAGTCCTTTCTTAATACAGCCCAGCTTCGAAGTTCTGTTGTATCACATGCAGAAACTCTTGGTTATGATGTTAGATCGATGACTGCTTCGAAGGCTTTATTAAATCTTTCGTTTAATCTTGCTGGTGTGGCAAATCGTCCTCCAGCCGTCCTCGTACCAAAAGGCCTGACGTTTACTACACAAATCGATGGCACTACATATACGTTTAGAACACTCGATGCATTCAATGCAAAAGATAACGGCAGTGGACTTTATAATCTTGAAACGACTGCAGGTTCATTCGATATTCCAGTACACGAAGGTATTGAAAAAACAAAGACATTCTTAGTAGGTGAAAAAACCGAGAGACAGATATATGTTATTCCTGATCAGAAGATGGATAAAGCCACTACAGTCATGCAAGTCTTTGATACTTCAAGTTCTTCAAACTTTGTCAGCTATTCACCAGTAAAAGATGCTGTTGTTATTACTCCTGAATCAGAGCTATACACAATACGAGAAGCTCCAAATGGGTTTTATGAAGTTAATTTTGGTGATGGCATTTCTTTTGGTAAATCACCAGATCCTGGAAATAAAATCGTTTTAAAGTATCTTTCTGTCAGTGGTCCTACTGCAAATGAAGGTACCGTCTTTTCGTCTACAAGCAATATTACAGTAAATGGTCAATCATATCCGGTTTCAGTAGTAACTGCGGCTGAGTCAACCGGTGGTGCAGAAAAACAATCAATAGATTCTATTAAGAACTTGGCTCCATTTGCATATGCTACACAACAGAGATTGGTTACATCACTCGATTATAAAGCTACGATACAAAGTAATTATACCGTGATTGAAGATGTGACAGTCTGGTCAGGTGATGAGAATGTACCAATTGATTATGGAAGAGCATATGTCTCTATTCTATATAAAACTGGTACTGCAACAAATACAAAAACAGAAACAGAGTCAAGTATCGTAAACAACTTTACCAAGAATCTATCTGTGATGTCAATTGCAACAAAGTTTGTAGATCCAATTACAGTGTTTATTGAATTGAATACAGTTTTTAATTTTGATCCTGCTCTTACTGGTAATACTCTAGCTTCTGTAGAAACAGATGTATTTAATTTTAAGAAAAACTTTTTTGCAAATAACCTTGAAAGATTTGAATCAGTATTTCGTAGATCGAATCTTTTGACCGAGGTAGATGCCTTAAGTCCAGCTATCTTATCATCAAGAACTGAAGTAAAATGTCAATTAAGATTTACTCCATCTGTTGGTGTTGCAACTTCACATAAGCTTGCATTCCCTATGAGAATTGCAGATCCAGATGATATTAACCATACTGTCATTTCAGATACATTCCAATTCCGTGGAGTTGTGGCACAATTAAGAAATAAACTTTCTGGTACTAAATTGCAAATATACGATTTGGCAGGAAATGTTTTACAAGATAACGTTGGTGAATATGATGCACCATCAGGAGTAGTAGATATAACTGGAATTAATCCAGAAGCTCTTATATTAGGTAGCACATACCTACGACTTTCTGTTGTACCAGAAAATCAAAGCTTTGTTAAACCTCTACGAAATTATGTATTGAAACTTGATTCAACCAACTCATCAACTTCAGCACTGATTGATAGACAGACCACTACATTGGAAGTCGATAACTAATGGCTAAAGAAGAAACCCTCAAACATTTTGATAGAATCGATATCAATTTTAGAAGAAGCTTGATAGAAGAGATCTTGCCTGAATATTTCAGGGAAGACTATCCTAATTTAATTGCATTTCTTGAGGGTTACTATGAATTCCAAGATTCTGATACTAATTTTGATGGAATGATTCATGAATTAAATACTATTCGAGAAACAGAAGATGCAAGTTTAGAAAGACTCGATCAGTTATTTGAAACTCTGGCACTTGGTGTATCTGGTGGTAATTTTTCATTTCCACGAGAAGCCATTCGAAACTTTGGAAATTTCTTTCGTGTAAAAGGTTCTCTTTTTTCTGGTGAAGGATTTTTCCGCGGATTCTTTGACGAAGAAGTTGAGATCATTTATCCAAAGAAATTTCTTTTTAATGTTGGAGAATCAGAACTTGGTGCAGAATACGGTAAGGTTATTCAAGATGGCGGTAAGTTCCAAGTATTCTCAATTTTAATTAAGTCGCCGCTTTCGATTGGTGTATGGGAACAATTGTGGAGAAGATTTGTACATCCGACAGGATTTTATCTTGCTAACGAAGTTGCAATCGAAGGTACTGACACAATTAATATTATTACAGATGAGTCTGTTCCAGATCCATTTAAAAATATTTTCTTTGTTATTGATAGCGCAGATGCAATTAGTAGTATCAATCCGCCACAAGCACAAGGTGATATATCACACCTAAATAATTACACCGCGCATGGAGCTAAATCTAATTTTGGCGCCAAGTTCCATATGAATGAACCGCAGTTTAGAACTAGTCCATATCGACTGACTGGATATTGGGCTGATT